TACATCTCTCCTTGGTGGAAATGGTCAAAACTTAAAGGGAACTATTAAAGTTTCTAATGGAACTGTAAGTTCTCTGACTGTTACTAATGGTGGTACTGGTTATATTTCTACGCCAACGGTAACATTCAAGGACAATTGGACAGATCCTCAAAATCCATCAGTAATTAATGGAATTAGTGCAAGGGCATATATTTCAGGTGGTCAAGTTGTAAAGATTAATGTTCTTGATGGTGGTAGTGGACTTGGATCTAATACCCCTCTTGTTGAAATTACAGGTGGTGGCGGTGTAGACGCAACTGCGACTGCAACTGTAACTGATGGTGCAATTCAATATATTCAAATTACTGATGGTGGTGTTAATTACACTCCAACTGTTGGTAATATCTTCTTTACTATTAGTCCAAATCCAGCAATTATTGGTACTACTCCAACATCTGCTGCTGATATTGAAGCATTCTTTGCAACAATTCCAAAGCTGTTTAATGACATTACAATTGATGTAAACAGAGTTAATGGCAATACTCCAAATTCCAATAACTACAGTACTGTTGGTGTTGCTAAGTTTAGGAAATCAGATACTGGATCTGGTGTAAGAATTGGTCAATTTATCATTGGAGATGATGGTGCTATTGATATTGACCAGGGTCAAGGTTCTGGTCTTGATGCAGATACATTAGACAACCAAGATTCTAACTTCTATGTCGAGTGTGATAACTTTGTACCAGGTAGTTCACCAACACCAGGTTTGCCTGCAAATTGTCTAATTGGTACTTATGGTATTGATATTGAAGGTACTGCTGACTTTGCTGATATTACTGTCGCAAAGGATGCAAGAAGTTCAACATTCCAACCATCTAACTACTTAGCAGGTGGTCACTTACAGTGGAAAGATAATGATGCCAATCCTGGTTATGCAAATGATTGGGAATTCCTAGAAGATGGTGGGCAATATCATAGCGTACTTACTTTTAGAAGAGGTGGTACAGGAAGTACTTTCAGTGAAGGTTCTACAAATCAATTAGCATTTACTGATAACAATAACATCTTTATTAGAAATAGTGGTGCTAACCAAGTCAATGCTTTGACTATTACCACTGGTGGTTCTGGTTATCCAGATGGAATCTACTATGATGTACCTCTCGGTGGTGGCGATGGATTTGGATTAAAGGCAAATCTCACTGTAGTCAATGGTTCATTTACTCAGGTAGAACTTACAGACAAAGGTTGGGGATATAACGTTGATGGTGGTGCTAGCACTTCATTTACCGTTGTTCTTCCATTCTCATATTTTGGTGAGCAAAATACGAGACAAATTACAACCCCAGCAGTAATTACAGCATCACTTCCTGTGTATCAAAATAACGCAGGACAAAATACTTGGTCTTCTTGGAAAAAAGTTTGGCATGAGGGTAATGATGGAATTGATTCTGGATTAGATGCAGATTTCCTCCAAGGAAAAGAACTTCGCTGGTTACAAACTGCATTGAATCTTTCTGAAGATGAAACTTTAATGAATAGCAAACTGCCATCATTGATGGATGAAACTGCTTTCAATAAAGAAATTAGAATTACAGTTCCAAATCCAGCATTCCAAGTAAACAATGGTGGTCACTATGATATTTACATTGAAGGATATAATTTAACTCAAGAGCAAATTGAATCTTTAGATACAACTGCAGGTACTGGAGTATTACAAGCAGGTGTTCAATTAAACCTGTATACCGCAAACAATGTCAACGAAGGTACAGTTAAATTACTGAATAGAAAAGTTAATCTTGATCCAGCAAACTACTTGACTGGAACTCAATATGTTGAGCAAAACTATGAATGGGAAGCAAATGCAACGTTCCAAAGAAATGATCGTGTAGTATATGGTCATAACATTTATGTTGTAAACAACATTAGTTCTGGTGGATATACTGCAGGAACTGTGCCTCCAGTACATGGGAGCGGCACAGTAACTGCAACAAATGGAACTGCAGAGTTCTTATTTGAAAGAAAAGTTAATAATCCATACACGATTCTAACAGTTGAATTGCAATCTGGTAACTTAACAAGAGCTATCAGAAAAGTTGGTACTGCTACTGCACCTGCTGAGTATTATCCAGTTACAGATTTTGCTCAAACTACTGATGAATCATATGCATTAGATAAAGTAAAACTTGGATCAGATGCATCTGGAAATCCATTCTTAACTTTAGGTAATAATACTCAAGCATTATCCCCAGAAATTACCTTTAAATCATCTGGTAATGGAGTATATGATGCTAAGATTAGTATCACTGGTGGTTCATCAACCGCTGGAACTGGTGACATGGACTTTGATGTTAATACTGCATCAATTAATGGTAATATTATTTGGCACGCAGGTAACTTAGGTGTTTCTACTGGTATTGGAACTGGTAATGTTTATGATACTAATTCTAATGGTGATGCAGTATTACGTTCTGCTAATGGAGATTTTGCTGCAAGATTTATCTACGCAACAGGTACTCCTGGTGGGGATGAAGTAGGATTTAAGGGAACTGCAAGTGGTAACCTCCCACTGTCAGGTGGAACCATGAGTGGTAATATCAACTTCAACCAAGATGAAGCAGGTATTACCTGGGCAAGAAATACTGATGGTGCTTCTATTCTTTTCTACAATGATAGTGATGCTGACACAAACTCTAGATTAGAGTTTAACATCAATGATAATGGCAATGAGTTCTTCCGTTGGACTGGAACTGCGGGTGGAACTGTTAGAGAGTTCATGAGATTAACTCCTGCAACCTCTGAGTATAATGGTGCATTAAGTGTTTATGGAAGAACTTTAATTGAAGCAAGTCATACTGGATCGAATCCATACGCTCAATTAGTTGTTAAAGGTAGAGGAACTGGTGCTGACTCTTACACTGGTATCCTTCTCGATAACCCAGCAGGTCTGCAATCTCATATTAGATTTGCAGATAATGGAGATTTAAAAGCACAATGGAGATGGCAGAGTGGAACTACAGTTGACAACAAACTGAAGTTCTTCTCTTGGACAACTAATACTGACTTCTTTACCCTTGATGCTACCAATGGAAATGTTGGTATCAACACAACTACACCATCAACGGATTATAAACTTGAAGTTAACGGTGCATTTGCTGCAACAAGCAAGTCGTTCGTTATTGACCACCCAACTAAAGAAGGGTATAAGTTACGTTATGGTTCACTTGAAGGTCCAGAGCACGGCGTATATGTCCGTGGTAAGGCAGATGATGTTATCGAACTTCCAGATTATTGGACTGCTTTAGTTGATGAAGATAGCATTACCGTTCAACTCACACCGATCGGTAATCACAACTCCTGGGTAGAAAAGATTGAAAACAATCGAGTATACATAGGAGGAGGACAGTGTTTCTATTTCGTCCAAGCAGAGCGCAAGGATGTAGATAGAATCGTTGTTGAATACGAATCTAAGTGAGGAACTAACTATGGAAAGACGTTTTAAATTTACTGGTCCAGATGGAGAAATTGAGTATGACTTGGTGGAAACTGATGGCATGGAAGTAGAAATTCATGCCGAAAATATTAGAGCATATCAAGCACACCCAGACCACCCAGACGTTTGGGTGGAAGATGATGATGGTCTTTGGGAATTAATTCCACCCCTTGCATATCCAGATGACGTAAATCCAGAATAACATGCCTATCACTTGGGGACCACTAGGAGCTACTGATGGGTTGGTGTTAGCACTCGATGCTGCCAACCCAAAAAGTAATTTTAATGTAAGTACTGGATGGTACGATGTTGGACCAACTCGTAGTTATGTTGCTGCATCTTCAGGTCCAACTTTAGGAACTAGAGGTGGTGTTCAATGTATGGTATTTGATGCATTAGGTGAAAGATTTCAATCTTCTCCTGTAGGATTTGAAAGTCCAGCACGCACTTTAACATTAGAAGCATGGATATATCCAGAAGCAGATCTTGCCAGTCCTTCTGATAGAATGAATATCATTAGAGCCAATAGTGGAGGAAGTAGAGCATATCTTTCACTCAATAGATCTAATAATAAATTAAGTAACTATTGGTATGGTTCTGATAATAATGGATATCATGAAACAGTATCATTCGTTCCTGGTAGAAATACCTGGCAACATTTTGTTGGTGCTTGGGATGGTACAACTCTTAGACAATATGTAAATTATGAACACCAAGGAAGTGTCGCAACTAATACTACAAATTCAACCTTTGGAACAGAAATACAAATAGGATGGGAAGGTAATGGAAGGCAATTTGTTGGTGGAATTGCTTTAATTAGAGTATACAATAAAGCATTATCAGATGAAGAAGTATTTCGTAATTTTAATTCAACCAAAGGGAGGTTTGGATTCTAATGGCAAGTTATTCTGGACCAAACATTAATGGTAATGATACCTGCGTACTGTATCTAGATGCAGCAAATCCAAAGTCATTTCCAGGTTCTGGAAACATTTGGTATAACATGGCAAATACTACAATTCCTGATGCTGCTCCTGTATCAGGATTTAATCCGCAATGTTTTTGGAATAGTGCTGGATACTTCACTATTAATAGCAATATTGACAATCCTCAAGCAAACGCAATTCAAACAAGCACTAATAATGCACATATTTTTCATACTATTCCAAGTGAATATAGAATGGACAATAACACTCAACCAAGAACATATGAAGTTTGGTTTAGGGTAACAAGTTTAGCAGACACCAGAAATGGTCCAGTATTCAGAACCATGACTGGTACTGGATGTTCTTATGGGTGTAACGGTGGGATTGAAATTATTGGAGGACAAATTAAAGGTATGCATTATAATACTACAGATAGTTATGTATATACAGGAACAACTAATGTAGTTGAAAATAAATGGTATCATGCAGTATTAACATATGATCCATCACTAAACCCAAACAAAAGATTTTACGTTAATGGTCAGTTAGATGCAACTTTTCAAACAGTTGCATGGAACTATGGATCTGGTGGTGTTCAATATGAAATTGGATTTAATAGAAAATCCAATTCACCAAAAACATTCTGTGGTGATATTGCAGTTGTAAAAATGTATATGGATAAAGCATTAACTGCAGAAGAAGTTTATGAAAACTATGTCGGATATAAAGGGAGGTTTAACATCTAATGTCAGCACTAATCGGAAGACAAGACATCGGTTTATTTGATAATGGTTCATTTGAAAGTGGGACTGTTGCTAATTTTACTGGTGCAGGTGGATATGCATCTTCCCGAGATCCAAAAAGAGGAAATTGGCATTGGGAATCTTCTAGTAGATCTAGTGCAAATTTTTCACAGTTGGTTCCAGTGGATACTAGCAAAAGATATGTATTTTCTATTTCATCCAAAACATTTGAGAGAAGCGGGAGTGGATTATTAGGAAGACATTATATAGGATTTACTTGTTATGACGAAGATAGAAACTTTATCAGATTAGAACATTGTGGTGGTATCGGTAACAGTTATCTTTCTAGAGATCTGAATCCTGGCGATGCATATATGTATTTTACAAGTGCTAGTGGGTGGTATACTGGAGCTGATGTAACAAATCAAGCAAATTATTTTAGAAACATTGGATTGTATCCACCTACACATCCAAAATATAGTGCTCCTCATAGATACACAAGAGTAGGTACTAGAGGTGGATCTGTAGGTGGTTCTCAAATTCAATATAGATCAATGGTTCAAACTGCACAAGGAGATTGGCAGGTAGAACTTTGTGATACAAATGATAATCCAAGAAATTGGACATATAATGAACCATATCCAACTCCTGCGGGAACTCCTGTTCACAAAGGAACTGCAGGTGGAACATATAATTATGCGTTTAGTAGAAGACAATATACTGATACAGATTGGACAACTTATCAATTAATTGTAGAGGGTCCAGAATCTAGGAATAGTGGCAGAATCTTTAGGTATGATACCAAGTATATCAGATTTATGATCCTTGGAAATTATGCTCTTGCCGCATCTTCAACTCCTCCAACATATCCAATATATGGATTAGATGATCTTATATTTCTTGAAGAGAACCCAGATAGAAATTATAATTTTGTTTACTAATAAATACATTTAGGAAAAAGACGCTAAAAGATGGCAAATTCAGATAAGAATATTTTAATAACTCCGAACAGGAACCAAGCATCTGAACCTGAAATTTCTTTTGCTGGATTTGACAATCAACCTATTAGTTTAAGAGTACTTAATGACAATACTTTATCATTTCAAGGATCTAATGGTCAAGTATTTTCGGTAAGTAATAATCTTACTGATGGTATTATTTTTAGTGCTTCTGATGTTTCGGGTATTCCTGGTATCAGTTTAGATGCTGATGGTATTGTTCAATTAGCACCGTTTGGTGGTAAGGTTGCTGTTGGATTTCCAATCCCTAAAGCAACCTTAGAAGTTGCTGGTCCAGACCAAGCACCTGGTAGTGCTGCTAATACTGATACTCCAGAACCAACATTTAGAGTTACCCGATATGATGGTGGTGATGCAAGATACTGTGTTGACTTTGGTACTTATCAAGGTGGTGGATATTCTTGGGTTAGAGCAACTACAAGAAATAATCTACAGGCAGCTCATAACCTTGCCCTGCAACCAATTGATACTACGACTGCATCGGTATCGATTGGACAAACAACAGCAGATGCAAATACCAGATTACATGTAAAAACATTTGGTAATGGTGCTAGTGCAGTTGCTGCTAAGTTTGATAGTGGTGCTGAGTTTGATGCCTCTTCTATTGTAGAAATTAGAAATAGATGCACTTCCTATGGAAGAACTCAACTTAATCTGTATGGAAGAACCCAGGCAAATAACTCTTCATTTACCAATCCAAGAAATGAAATTCGTTGGTATAGGAGTTATTCGGGAACTGCAGGATCTCCAGGTGCTGATACTTTTGCGTTTAGAGATGGTGTTGAGTTAACTAATAATGTAAGATTTATCGGTAATGCTGGTGGTCAAGTCAATTTTGCCATCAATCAGGGAAACAAAGTTTACATTGGTAATGTAACTGATGCTCTTCCTAACTTTACTAATGGTGGATACAACTGGGGCGGTATTGATGGTTCATATCAATCAAGATCTCAGTTACTTGTAACAAGAGGTCACTTTGCAGATGGTCTTTGGGCACCAGGAGTGCTTACAAACTTCTGTACCTCTAGAAGTTGGACTACTGGAAATAGTTCTGCAACTGGTCACTATGAAGGAAACTTTGGGCGAAATGGTACAGATGGAGAACAGTCAAGGCAGTGGTTTGACACTCCAGGGCATGGTAGAGGTATTGTCTGGAGATGTCTGAATAATGATACTACTTCTAACTCTGACGGTGGTTGGAACAAGTACATGTATGGTGTTAACCCAGATAAAGCATATAGATCTATTGTTTGGGTTAGAAGAAATAGTAGCTCAACTAGTGGTACTTTCTATCATGGTACTGATAACGGCACTACAAGTTACCTGAGTGGTAACAATGCAAACAACCCATACTTTAACTGTTGGGGTATTGGAAACCTTGCTCAAGGTGTATGGTATCTGTCTGTTGGATATATTCATGCATATAATGATAACTCCACTCAAACATGGGGTGGCATTTATGATTCCAGAACTGGTAGAAGAACTAGAAACTATAGTTCAGCAAACGGTAACTGTGCCTCAGAATTTAAGTGGAGGGGTACAGGAACTTATAGACAGAGACAAAGGGTTTATCTATTCTATTCCACACAACCTGCTGCTGCCTTAGAATTCTGGGGTCCAAGATTTGAGGAAGTCAATGGTGAAGAACCATCGATTGGAGCACTTCTTGGTCTGAATATGACCAGACCAGAATACATGGAAGGTCTTCGTGTTGGTGGTATTAATAATGGTACTGCATGTTTCTCTAGAACCGCACGAGAAGGTTCTGGACTTGGAGGAACTGATGCAGTTGTCTATGCGAGAGATAATTCTAATAGTGATTGGGGATTTATTTCTGACAAGCAAAGTACTAACTATGGAATGTATGTCCGAGTAAGTTCTAATGCATCATATGCATATGCTGTACTTGCCAACAATTTAAATGATTGGAGATTTAGAGTTCAAGGTAATGGGCAAATTAGATCTGACCAATCTACATCCATTGCAACAGGTGCTGACTATGCTGAATTATTTGAATGGCAAGATGGTAATCCAAATGGTGAAGATCGTGTTGGGCATACAGTATCTCTTGTTAATCAACAAATCAAGTTTGCAGAACCTGGAGAAACTCCTATTGGTGTAATCTCTGCTAATCCTGCAGTTATTGGTGACACCAGAGATTTCTATTGGGCAGGTAAGTACCAAACTGACCAATGGGGCAGACAGATTATGGAACAAGTTCCAGCATGGAGATGGAAAGAAGAAGGTGATGACAAGATTCATGAATATCGCAAGGATGAAGTTCCTGAAGATATTACAGTACCATCCAATGCAGAAGATACTACTATGGGATTCCCAGTATTGAATCCAGATTATGATCCAAGTACAGAATATGTACCTAGAGATGAGCGCCCAGAATGGGGATGTGTTGGACTTGTTGGTAAACTCAGAATCAAAAAAGGTCAAGTCATTGGTGACCGTTGGTTGAAGATGAGAGATATCAATGATGAGATTGAAGAGTGGTTGGTGAGATAACCGACCCCCCTTGACAATATAAATAAAATTGTCTATAATTTACACCTGAGTTGAACTATGTCAATGTCTATTGAAGAAATGATTGAAAGCTTCAAAGAACAACAAAAAGAAGTTGTTGAAGAAGTCCGCAATCTTGAAAATCAAATTAACAGCAAGAAAGAAGATTACTTTAAATTGCAGGGTGCAATTGAAGCACTAACGATTCAACTGAATCCTCCTGAAAATGCAGGACCTGCTGATCAATCAGGACAATCTCCATCACAACCTCCTGGTTATGAAATGCCCGAAAACCTTACAGACATCCCTGGAATTGATGTAATTCCCGCTGTTCCTGAAGGATGAGTTTAAACTATATTAGAGAATACTCAATGAGTTCCACTGAAATATGTGATGAACTCATTGAGTTATTCAAAAAACATGATAAAAAAGGAAATACTCAACCAGGGCAAATATCTAGAGGAGTTGATAAAAGTACTAAAGATAGTACAGATTTAGTGCTTGGTGCTATCTTTAAGGAAGATCCACATGCAGAAAGATTAGCAGATCGCTACATGCAAGTGGTTAAGAAATGCACGATGGAATATTGTGATTATCATAAACTTCCTATTCGTGGAGTAAATCCACAAACAACTCCACAAATACAATACTACAAACCAAAGGGTGGGTATAAAGAGTGGCACTCAGATGCTACATTTACTGGTAATCAATCCAGATGTTTAGTATACATTACATATTTAAATGATGTTCCTGATGGTGGAACTATGTTTAGAGATTGGAAGTATACAACTAAAGCAAACAAAGGTAACACTGTAATTTTTCCTGCATTCTTTACTCATGTCCATAAAGGGCAGATATCTAAGAAGCATGAAAAATATATTATTACTGGTTGGTTGCATTATGTGGATTAGTCCTCTGCTAAATAAGGTAGAGGACTATTTTTATGCGTATACATGGCGCAACCAACAAGTAGAGCAGAATTAAAGGAATATTGTTTACGTCGATTAGGTAAACCTGTTCTGGAAATCAACGTCGATGATGACCAGATTGATGATCTTATCGATGACGCTATTCAATTATTCCAGGAGCGTCATTTTGATGGCGTAGAAAGAATGTTCCTGAAGTATCAATTTACTTCTGCTGATGTAGATAATTTTGGAACCAGTGCTGGTGATGTAACTACCACCATCAATGGAAGGGACTGGGTAGAAAGAAATAATTACATTGACATTCCCCCACAAGTTCTTGGAGTAAACAAGATCTTTGGAATTAAGGGAAGTAATATTAGAAGTAATCTTTTTGGATTAGAGTATCAATTGTTCCTGAACGATCTATATCAGTTCGGGTCTGTTGATATTCTTAGTTACTATATGACTAAATCATATCTTGAAACATTAGATATGGTATTAAATAATGGTGCTGTAATTCCATATCGTTTCAATCGTCGTCAAGACCGCTTGTACATTGATACGGGTAAGGATCTTATCGATGAGGGTGCATACTTAATTATTGACTGTTATAGATTGCTTGATCCGACAGAATATACTCAAATATATAATGACCCATTTTTAAAATTATATACTACTGCATTGATCAAGAGGCAGTGGGGTCAGAATCTGATTAAATTCCAAGGCGCTCAATTGCCTGGTGGTATTACAATGAATGGCAGACAACTCTATGATGATGCTGTTGGAGAATTGCAGCAGATTGAATCAGAGATGTCATCTAAGTATGAACTTCCACCTCTAGACATGATCGGATGATATGGCTAAGAATACTTATTTTAGGCACGGCACTAGAAATGAACAGATGCTCCAGCAATCGCTGGTAGATGAGTTCATTAAAATGTTTGGTCAGGATATTTTATACATTCCAAGAAAGTTAGTTCGTAAGGATACTATTTTAAATGAGGAAGTAATTTCTCAATTTGATGATTCATTCTTAACATATGCATACTTTGAAAACTTTGAAGGATTTGCTGGAAACGGAGATATCTTAACTAAGTTCGGAATCAGATCTACTGATGAGATTACTTTAAGTATGTCAAGGCAAATATTTCAAGATTTTATTGCCGTTCAAATGGTTAATGTAGAAAACATTGAAGTTGGTTCTAGACCACAAGAGGGTGATCTTGTATATTTCCCATTGACTGATAACTTATTTGAAATTAAATTTGTAGAGCATGAAGTTCCATTCTACCAGTTTGGAGCATTATACACTTATCAAATCAAGTGTGAATTGTTTGAGTACGAAAATGAAACTGCTGGTGTAGATATCTTTGATACTCAAGAAAACGAAGGATTCATTGTCAAATATTACTATGATCCTCAATCTATAACAGGAGAACCTACTATTGGAGAAATGGTAGTTGGGTCTGTTACTGGAATTACTGCAATGGTAAACAAATGGGTTCCAAGGGAAAGTTATGTTGAACTTAGAGCACCTATTGCTACTGCAGATTATAATGTATATCAGATAGGAGAAACATTGACTGGACAGGAATCTGGTTTCTCTATAAATATTTCTAGCTTTGATGAACTTGATATGGAAGATCCATTTGCTCAAAACATTGAATTTGAGAATACTGGTGATTCGATTTTAGATTTTACTGAAGTAAACCCATTTGGAGAATTTGGAAATAGGAGTTAATTATGTTAGGTAATTATCAATACAATCAGATTATTAGAAAGTGTGTTGTTGGATTTGGCACGCTTTTTAATAATCTTGAAATTCGTAAATTTAATGAGGATGGATCAGTATACCAGAGGATGAAAGTTCCTTTGGCATATGGTCCTCGTCAGAAGTTTCTTGCACGTCTAACTGAGCAACCTGATCTCGGAAGACCAAACGCTATCACTCTACCAAGGATGTCATTTGAAATGACTGGTATGAGTTATGATCCTTCTCGCAAACAAAGTCCTGTTCAATATTGCTTGACTAACGAGGACGCAGAAGGAGTTAAAAAAACATATGTTCCAGTTCCATACAACTTGGAATTTGAACTTAATATCTTGAGCAAAACACAAGATGACTGCTTGCAAATTGTAGAGCAGATTGTACCATACTTTCAACCATCCTTTAATCTCAGCATTAGATTAGTTGAGGAAGCAGGAATTGTCAAGGATGTTCCTATTGTAATGAATGACATTTCATTTGAGGATGATTACCAAGGTGATTTTGATACCAGAAGAGCATTGGTATACACTTTAAGATTTACAGTTAAAACTTATATCTACGGTCCTACCTCAGATACAGGTCTTATCAAGAAGGCAATTACAAAAGAATATACATCCACAGACCTCAATGTTCCAGGTCGTTACAGACAATATGAAGTCACTGCCAAGGCATTGGAAGACAAGAACAATGATGGAGTCGTTGATGTAATTGATGATTCACTTCTTATCTCAGGTGATGACTTTGGATTTAATGAAACTGTATCTTTCTTTGAGGACGTATGAGCGAAAACTACGAAGGAATTGAAGACGCCCTAAATGTAGATACAGAGATTGTACCTGCAGAGCAAACAGAAAAACCAAAGAAGAGAACAGAGCGTATTGTTGATATCGATAAAGATATTAAAAAAGATTACGACTATTCTAGGGGTCAGCTATACGACATCATTGAGAAGGGTCAGGAGGCGCTCTCAGGCATCTTAGACGTGGCAAATAACACAGACCACCCAAGAGCATATGAAGTCGCTGGACAGTTAGTTAAGAGCGTTTCTGACGCTACTGAGAAACTGATTGCACTACAGCAGAAGATGCAAGACCTTGAAGAAGGTCCTAAGTCCAAGCAGAAGGTTACTAACAATAATGCTCTGTTTGTTGGATCTACTGCAGAGTTGTCCAAACTTATTAAGCAAGGTCTTCTAGATAATAAATAATAATAAAACTTAGTAAGATGATCCTCAAGACAAAAGGGGTATCTGTAGATATCCAAGCAGCTGCAAATTTAGTTGGAGATGCAACTATTGTATCTGTAATTAATACTAATACTGCTCCTGTACTGATTGTTAATAGCAACGGCAACAACTTGTGGATTGCTGCTGGAGAAAGAGTACTAATTAAAAAAGAGTACGACGAAACTCTCCAAGCAACCACAGGTGCAACTGCTGAAGTTTGGGCAACACCCGTAGCATACCTCGCTTGATAAGACATGGCACAGTGGAATAAGAATACACAAGAATACTTACCTCACGGCACGTCACTATTTGAAGTAGTGATGCTTGCCGATGAAGATGGTAACCCTCTTAATAGTTACGGATCTGCAGCAAACATTCCCATTGCAGCAGGAGAACTTTCTGGATATTCACACATCAACAAGTTTGGATTTAGAGATACTATTGCTAATTCCTGGCAAACCATCTGGGATAAAGCAACAGATTATGCATACTATGCTGCCGCCACAGTAACTGCAGTTGCAGATAATACTGGTGATGATGATGGCGGAACTGTAGAGGTTCAGGGTTTAGATGAAAACTATGATCCAGTAACAGAAACCTTGACTATTGGTGGTGCTGCATCAGTAGCACAATTCTCCAGAGTGTTCCGTGCAAGAATGGTTACTGCAAATACTGGCACAACTAATCAGGATGAGATTAGAATTAAAAATGGTGTCAATGATGTAGCAGTAATTATTGCTGGTGCTGGTCAAACTTTGATGTCCTTATATACGATCCCTGCTGGCAAGACAGGATATTTGATGAAACTTCAAGGATCTGTTGATGCTAACAATGATGCTCTGTTTAGATTGTATTCAAGACCTTTTGGTGGAGCATTTAATGTTAAAGGTCAGTTTGGAGTATTTGCTTCTGGGTTCAACTATGACTATCCAGTTCCTTTAAGATTTGAAGAGAAAACAGATATAGAAGTAAAAGGTCTATCTCAAAATGGTGTAGGTGGTGGAGCAATCTTTGATATTATTCTTGTAGATAATCCAACCCCATAATAACAATGTTAACGTTTAAAGAATTTTGCAACTTAGAGGAAGGTGCAGCATGGACAAAGAAATCTGGTCAGAACAAAGAAGGTGGTCTCAACGAGAAGGGCAGGAAGTCCTACGAGAGGGAGAACCCTGGGAGCGACTTGAAAGCACCCAGCAAGGAGAAGGGCAACAAGAGAAGAAAGTCCTTCTGTGCTCGGATGCGTGGCATGAAGAAA